NCGTTGGCACAATCATATTCCTCGTTACCTTTACAACGGAGGTTGACACCAAATATGGTTGGACTGAAGTGTTGAGTATAGCTGACCAAACCGTTGATCTTGATACGAGTCTTGTTGGTACTTTAACGCTTTCCGTTCCTATTGAAGCTACACCCAACGATTACGAGTGGACTAGTAATATTGAATGCATAGAAGTACCATCATAAAAGGTGAATAAACTTGAAAGCTTTAGCAATATTTCATCGATATAAACCACAGCCACATTATGAAGTTCATTTTGACAAGCATGTGGAGTTTTGGACGTTAGATGGAGAGAAACTTGGTGAAAGCAAAGTAGAAATCATAAAAGGAGAATACACATGATAAATTTAGATAAAATGACAACCGTGACAATAACCATTGATGAGCAAGAACATCAAGTATATTTGTCAGATTTCATGGTGGCCCTATTGAACGTCACTATTCTTACATCTAAAGATGATGGGTACAAAGCTACAAGTCTAGGACAATTAATAATAGAGTATTTAGACAAAAGTAAGATAATACCAAAAAAGGTTAAGTCGCTTGACTCTTCGTAAGGCACGCAAAAACCACGTTTGCACCGCGTGTGGAGGAACACACACAATCTTTAAGGGAGACTTGTATTTCCGTGGCAAAACCGGCGTGAAAGCGTGTATGAAAGCGGTTATGCGTGACGGATTAATTAAAGGAGAAATCATCTAATGCCCCAAAAAGTAACAAACAACTACACAGGAATAATAGTTATCAAAGACCCGAGTGCTACCAACAATTTTCCCTACAAATTCATCAGAGGTGAATAAAACTTGAGGTACTATAAGATTCGTCAACAATATGACAGCAATGCTTGGAACAATATTTCACGGTGGAGTAGCACACAAGATTAAGAGTTGTCCCCACAATGTCCCTCTCTACAGCAACATTAAGTCGATTACCAACAATCAAAACAGGCTTACGTAAGGGACTAAACCGAGAGCAAATAGGCGCAAAATGTGATGTTACCGAGAAAACTATCGACCGTGACATGAAAGCGTGGGTTGAATCGGGACTATTTGAAATTTGGATTAAAGAAGAGTTCGTAGATTTACATGGCTACGCGCGAGATAATGATCCTATTGAAGCTTACAAGCAAATGGCTAAAATCGTTGCCAAAATGGTTACTCATAAGATAGAAAGTAAAACTACAGTTAAAGAGGAACGTAAAATAAGTGTCGACATTAATGCAACCCTCCGAGAATACGAGGCAATCATTAGAAAAGTCGTTGACGACACTGTTCCGTCAAACCGTACTCGAAAACCGTTGGATACCACACAAACCAACCCCTAAACAAGCACAATTCTTGATGTTACCATGCCGAGAAGCCTTGTATGGAGGAGCAGCAGGAGGAGGAAAAAGTGACGCGTTACTCATGGCAGCACTACAATACGCAGACATGCCTGGCTACAATGCCATATTATTCAGACGTACATACCAAGACCTCATGTTACCTGAAGCACTCATGGACCGTGCACTACAATGGCTGTCGGGTACAGATGCACATTGGAACGCTAAAGATAATGTCTGGACTTTCCCTAGTGGGGCACGATTACAGTTCGGTTATCTTAAAAGCGAGTTAGACAAGTACCGTTACCAAAGCGCAGAATTTCAATACGTTGGCTTCGACGAGTTAACACAATTCTACCAAACACAATACCGCTTCCTATTTAGCAGGCTTAGACGACTTGAAGGTGCTCATGTACCGTTGCGTATGCGTTCTGCAAGCAACCCTGGAGGCATAGGACATGATTGGGTGAAAAGAAGGTTCCTACTAGAAGGAACAGAACATGGACGCGTGTTCATCCCTGCAAAACTAGAAGACAACCCTTACCTTGACAAGGAAACATACATTCAAAGCTTGAACGAACTTGACCCTATCACCCGAAGGCAGTATCTAAATGGTGACTGGACTGCTCGGCATGGTGGTAACAAGTTTCAACGTGAATGGTTCACGATTGTTGGTGAAGTTCCTACTGACGTTAACCGAGTGCGTTATTGGGATATGGCTGCAACCACACCAACACAAGGTAAAGATCCTGATTACACGACAGGTTTGAAGTTAGCAGAGAAAGCAGGAGTCTACTATGTGGAGGATGTAAGGCGTATTCGCAAGAGTCCACAACACATTGAACAGTTGATACAACAAACCGCTATGTTAGATGGATATGATGTAGAAATTTATATGGAACAAGAACCTGGCAGCGAAGGAATTAGTTTGATAAGTCATTACTCACGCAACATATTAAGGGGTTTCATATTTCGTGGCAATAAGGCTACTGGAAGCAAAGAACTGCGTGCTAACCCAGTGTCCAGTGCTGCTGAAGCAGGAAACATACGACTTGTAAATGGCACGTGGATTAACGATTTTCTTGATGAGGTGGAAGCGTTTCCGTTGGGTGAACATGACGATCAAGTGGATGCGTTGAGTGGGGCGTTCAGTAAGTTGCGTGGTCCTATTGACGTTGGTACTGGAGTTAGGCCGTGGTGAGTTGGAAGTTCTGGCAACGACCTCGTAAACCGTTAGAAGCAAAGAGTGGTAAGGGACTTAATAGCCCTCGTGAAAGCAAAGGCACAACCACCACTTCAATCAGCTACACTGACAAACTTCCTCACCCGCAGAACATGAGCAGATATGATGAGTTGTGTAATGATCCTGAAACAAACGTGGGCATCAACCTGTTAGCCGATATGGTTGCGGGAGTTGGCATGTACACTGAAATGCCTGAAACTGATGAGAAAGGCAACGAAATTGACGCTGAGCATGATAACAAAGCTGTCATTGATGAATACGCGGAACGAGTTAATCTTGATGAACGAATGGTTCAAATCGAACGTACTAAGCTTGGTAAAGGCTTTTGTCCCGTTGAAATCCTAGCAGATTACGGGTTGAAGTTACTGCCACCTGAAACATTCTATATTTGGCGTACCCCATTGGGTCAGGTTTATCGTTACACTCAGGAGATTAGTGGAAGTGAAGTTACAAGGTGGAACCTCAAGGGTTGGCAAGAAAGTATCCGTCAAGCGAAAGCGTGTTACAAAGAGTATAAAGAGGAAGTCTACGAGAGCATCATTACGGAGGAACTTGTTGAAGAAACGCTCTCAACATCGAAGATAGTGTTGTTCATTAACCGTGAAGACACAAGCAACCCCTACGGCAAAGCACTCGTTGAGCCTCTCGTTGATTTGATTGACGCAAGGATACAGATGAACCGGGACATGCCTGCAGCAATTCACAAGTACGCCTATCCCGGTTTGGTGTGGAAAACCAAGGGACCTAAAGCTGACTTGCAAAAAGCCGTTGAGGATAGGGGTCCAGACGAGGACATATTCATTGGCAACGTAAACCCCGAAGAGGTAGAATGGGGCGAAATAGGCATTAACCCGCAAGCTCGGTTCATACCGTACATCGAGCTTATATACTATCAGATTGCTGAAGGTTTGCATTCACCGTTGTTGTTGCTTTTGAAGAATGCTACTGAAGCATCTGGAAACGTGATGTTGGACAGTGTGGACCGTTATGTGCAGGGGTTGCAGCGGTATGACAAGCGTAGGGTAGAAAAGTTTTTGTTTGAACCGCAGGTGGGGGAGCCTGTGCCACGGTTGATGTGGGGTGCACCAGTAACCGTGTTTGACGAAATCACGTTGACGGATGTAGCGCAGTTGTATAGTAGCCGGGCGATTACTTTCGAGCAGGTGCAAGATATTATCAAGCAGAAGGGCATTCCTCTTGTTGATGTGAAGCTAGGTGATGAACCGCAACCTGAAATACCTTTGCTTGATTCGTCACGTATGAGCCATCTTGAAGCTTCGTTGAAGGTTATTCACGAGAGCTTTGAAAACAAGACAATCACGATTACTGAGGCTATGCGTGAAGGTGACAGAGCTATCACAATGCATGTAGAGAAAGCAAAATACACAGCTATGAAGAAATTATCAGAAAGCATGGGTAAACCCGTTGTCACGTTGAGTCCTGAAAGCGAACACTACTTCACCTTAATCCGTAACGAGTTGTTTGCCAGCTTCCGAAACACTTTGCTACCAACAAACATAGAAGGTGGTCCCCACGAGTCTTGGCTTGTCCAGCGTAGAAGTGGTTGAAATAGTAGAAGCTTGCATTGAAACAAAGAAGCGCATACCATTACACTTAACGGGTACAAGCTTCTTCGGAATCCACGACTTCTGGTACTACCTAGCCATAATGGATGACCGCACATGCCCTACATGCAAAATCTTTAGTAAGGGCGTGTTTCAAGGAAGCGACTTACGGGCTATATGGCCCTATCTTGAGATTATTGGTGAAGACGAGATTTTGCCTCGTGTGCACTCGGATACTTGTCGTTGCATCCTCTTGCGCGTAACTGACCCAAGAGATTATATTCAAGCTATGGAGCCTGCGGTTAAGGACGTGCCTACAAGATTCACACTAACTAGATAAGATGAGAGTGAAGTCTATTATCACTTTTAATTGGCAATATAAAAGTCTAAATCAGTTTTACATATTAAGTTTCACATTTCATCCTAATGAAAGAGTTCACGATAATGTTTGGAGAAAAAAGAACGCTGATGGCGTAACATGGGTTCCTTCTCATTTAGAGCAAGCTAAGATAAGTGAGTTGTTAGGGTTAGCAAACCGGATTAATGGTTTGACCCGTCATAAAAGAGAGAAGTTACGTTCAAGGATTGATGGTACAGCGAAGGAAGATTTTGAGTTCAAGCTTACAGAAGAGAATGTGGATCGCGTAATCACGGCTTTCAAAGAAGTTGAAGGAATGTATGAAGAGTAACTAAATAGGAGGTGGTTGTTGTTGAAGAAAGTTGTAGTTTTATTTCCATATCCTAAGCCTTTGGAAGAAAGTGTTGATGCGTCTGTTGGGCAGAAAACCTTTGAAGGCAAATCATTAGAAGTCTTAAACAAAGCTGATGGAATCTTAATTGTCAAA